CATACTCGCATCTCATTGAAACATTAGGTATGCCCGAGTCCACATATAACGAGTTTCTTGAATATGAGGCTATGAAAGACAAACATGATTATTTCATGGAGTTGTCAAGTGCCAATGGTACAAAAGAATCGGTAGCTGCCAACATTGCTGCCTTCTCAGCGTTCACAGAAGGTATGCAATTGTTTAGCTCCTTCATCATGCTACTGAACTTCCCACGTCACGGTAAGATGAAGGGCATGGGACAGATTGTTACATGGTCTATTGTTGACGAGACACAGCACGCTGAAAACATGATTAAACTGTTTCGCGAATATGTTAAAGAAAACATAGATATTTGGAACGACGACTTGAAAGCACAAATATATACGATAGCTGAGAAGATGGTGGAGCTAGAAGATAAATTTATTGATCTTGCATTTGCTATCGGTCCCATGGAAGGATTAGAACCAGAAGAAGTTAAAAAGTACATTCGCTACATTGCTGACAGACGTTTGATAAGTTTAGGAATGAAAGGTATTTTCAAAGTTAAAAGAAATCCGTTGTTATGGGTAGAGGAGATGATCAATGCTCCTACACATACAAACTTCTTTGAGAACAAAGCAACGGATTATGCTCGAGGTGCACTAAGTGGAGACTGGGCCGAAGTTTGGGCATGAAGAAAAAGTGGATAAATTATTATTTAAAGATTGCTGAAGAAACAGCTCAGCTTTCGACAGCCAAAAAATTGAAAGTAGGATGCGTTATTGTAAAAGATAATCGTATACTTTCAATTGGTTATAATGGTACACCAGCTGGTTGGACCAATGATTGTGAAAACATTATAGATACGGGTACTAACATATACTATGATACTAAACCAGAAGTACTACATGCAGAAGCTAATGCACTTATGAAGCTGTGTCAATCGACTGAATCGAGCAAGGACGCTTGGTTATTTGTTACATACTGCCCGTGTTTAGGATGCGCAAAACTAATATATCAGGCAGGTATCAAAAAGGTATTTTATATAAATGAGTATAGGTCTGAGGAAGGCCTCGATTTTTTGAGAAAAGCAGGAGTAGAAGTATGTCAAGTAAAATAACAAAAGAGTATGATTGTGAGAAGTGTGGTGTTGAATACATGATCACGTTCGACGAAGATAACATTATGGATCAGCCACTCTATTGTCCTTTCTGTTCTGATCACAACGATGACTTTGATGATGCTGGTGATGATTTAAGTTTTGGAACAGATGACTGATTGGACATATCAAGGTCTCACGTTTACGTCAGAAGACATAAAAGATTACTACGGTTTTGTTTACAGAATAACCAATCTTTCTAACAACAAGATGTATATAGGCAAAAAGTTTTTTTGGAATAAAAAAAGACTGCCACCTCTTAAAGGAAGAAAGAATAAAAGAAATAAAATTGTAGAGTCTGACTGGAAACAATATTATGGATCCAGTGAGGAAGTAAAGAATCTTGTTGAAGAAACTGGCTACAAGAACTTTAAACGCGAAATATTATATCTTTGTCGTTCAAAAGGCGAATGTGCTTATATTGAAGCGAAGTTTCAATTTGATTATAATGTTTTGCTGAGTAATGATTATTATAATGAATTTATAGGATGTAAAATACATTCTGCACATATAAAACAAATGAAAGAAGATTATGATAGTGACAGAAGCTAAGACGCCAAAAGGCGTTGTAGTAGAGCCAGAAAGCCAAAGAAATTATTCGATTAGTGGTAGAAACTTTTCATACACAGCCCCATCCTGTGAGATAATAACTTTCGACAATTGTATTCTCACAAGCGGAAGCTGGGAGTACGGACTTGCTGGTGTTGTGAAAGATGATCAGTTTTTTCATGAACGGTTTACCAAAGATGCAAACAACTTCAGGATTAAAAGTCCTTTCTGGTCTGAAGCCCGAGGTTCGTTCAACATTGACATAGACAACGACTTCTTTTATAATTACAGTCTTGATCAAGCATTTACCTGGTTTAATATAGGTCAGTATTGGCATTGGTTTTTTGAAGACCTTCCTCTGATTAAAGCATTTCGTGAGATACCAGACATTCCTATCGTAACTAACACTTTACTTCAATTTCAGTTAGATTCACTGGACTACTTCCCTGACATAAAAGAAAGATTGTTTGTTGTAGACACACCTGCGGTTGTTAAATGTAAAAAGCTCCATGCTGCAACATATCCAGCTGTTTCTTATAGAGGTAAAGCAGCTACATGGGCTGTTGAGTTCTTACGTGATAATTTGATAGTCGATGAAGAAGCTGAGTTTAAGAGAATATACCTATCTCGTAACGATGCTATTGCAAGAAATGTCAAGAATGAAGCTGCTGTAATTGATATGCTTGTCAGAGACTATGATTTTGTTCCATTCAACACACATAAAACAAACAGCATGTCGAATATGCCTTTGAAGGAAAAAATTAAGTTATTTGCTACAGCAGATGTTGTTGTGAGTCCAACTGGTGCTGGATTAACACACACGCATGCAATGAAACCTGGAAGTGCTGTTGTAGATTTTAATCATAGTTTTGAAGTAACAGAAGAGTGTGGATGGAACAACATAGCTGACATATGCAATCTTGATTGGTATACAATAGAAGCTGAAACAAGAGAAATACCACCAGAAAGACCAAAGCAAAAAAACGCACACATGGAAGTAGATGTTGAATTGTTGAAACAAACTGTAGATCATGCAATTAATCAAAG